TTTCTTTAGATCCTTTAGTTTCAACATTATTGTAATGTAAGAATACTTGACCACAGTCATCAAAAGTTAATTTATCTCTCCAATGTTCTAATTCATTTCCTCTGTAAACTAACATATCACCAGGCTCTAATAATACTTTAACGCCTTTAGATTTTGATGCTTTGTAATTTCCTGTTTTCTCATCTACACCACCTTGTGATGCATCTGGTTCAAGATATATTGGCCAACATCCACCACCTAAATGCATAGTTGTAGATATTTCACATGAGAATCTATCTTTATGGCGATGTAATACATCTCCTTTTTTATAAATTCTAGCATATGAATAATTTGTATTTAATTTTAATCCTGTTTCTTTTTCCATGATTGGAAGAAGTTTTACAAGTAATGTTTCCATTACGATATCAGAATAATGTGAATAGGTTTCTGGAACTTGTGGATCATTCCATACACCAAAATATTCCGTAAATTGACTTATATACTTTGTATCAAACATAGTTCTTGCAACTTGTCTTTTCATCATAAAATAATCATAACAAAATTTAGCAAGATCTTCTGATATTGCTCCTTTAATTACTGTGTATTTATTTTTCTTAAAACTCATATTTTCTCCTTAACAGTTAGTTTGTTCAGTTGCTTGTTTTCTTACAGTGTCGGTAATCATTTTTTGTACTGCCTGTAAATTAAAATGAATAAATCTGAAATCTTGAATTCCTGCATCAACGATATATTCATGTGTTAAATACGCTGGAATGAAAATCATTGTTCCTGGTTTTGGACGATAATGTATCTTATCAGTTCCTAACGTAATTTCTTTTTCATTCTTTAAAGGTAATTGTGTCATTAGTTTACCTGGTCGAGGATCATGAAATACTGGTAGAGATGTTTTATCTGAACATCTTAAAAAATAAAAACCGCTAATGTGGTTATTATAATGTACATGTGGACTGTGGTTTCCACCTGCTTTTTCTGCAAATTGTTGAACCCAAAATTCCGTCCAAAATAATTCATAATTAGTTAAATCATAACCCATATGATCTAAAACATTCCATGCAGTTGAACCAATATATTCTTGTAATTCTTTTAAGTCTGGATCTCCAACAAGAGATGTGCTGTGATGGCTCATTCCAAAATCACCTATTTTTTTACCTAATTCTTTTTCTCTATCTTTAATCGATTTTTTATTATTATTTTTAGCTGCTTTAATATATTTATCACAAACTTTATCTACATGATCTACCCATTCTGGAATTTCAATAGAATAAACAGGTGTACTAAAATATATTGATGAATTTAATTGATCTGTTTTTGCCATTAGTTTAGGTCCTTTCTATATTTATTTAAGTAATTCGTCATTTCTTCTAATCTGTTTTCTACACTAGCTAAATCTGTATTACAAGTAATACATAATAAAGCTCTTATTTGTTTGTTTTATGGTCATGATCTACACATAAACTTCTTGTTAATTTATTTTGATGTCTTTGACATATTGCACATTTACCTTCTTGTGCTTCAAACATTTTATTATAATCTTCTAATGTAATTCCATATACATTTTTTAAAATTACATTTTTACGTCTTTCAAAATTTTTATTATTCCATTTTTTTTGTGTTTCTAATACTTTTTCTCTATTCTTAATTAAATATTTTCTTCTAGTTTCTTTTTCTCTATCTTTATGTTTAAGATATTGCTGTCTTCTATATTGTTTTCTCTCTTCAGATGTTTTCATATTATCTAAATGGGTACCCAAGGCTCCAGATTACAAGACTGTATCTTATTCCTTTTGTAACTGGTCGGACCTCATGCCAAACGTGAGAAGGGAATACAACAATACTTCCTCTTGGTAATATTTCTGTGCATTTCTTTTTAGGTGTTGGATCATCTTGATTTCTAAATTGAAATTCTAATTCACCACCTTCGTATTCACTTGGATCTGACAAGGAACATGTAACCGATAATTTTCTAATTTTACCAAATGTATCTGGATTATCTTTATTTGCATATGGTGCTTCCCATGAATCGCAGTGGGCGCCGTAATGTTGCCCTGGACCATATTTTGTAAATTGACATGACTCACTGAAATCCCAGTCAAAGTTCCAGTTAGCTAATCTATTTGCTTGATGTATATATGGTTGAATTTCTTTGTAGATCCAGCGGTCATTTAACCAAACAATATTTGAATCTCTTTTTTGTTTTAAATCTAGAATATCTTTTTCATCAAGTGGTTTACCTTGATTAACTTTATTTGTTTGTCCACCAGTTAATGCAAGTTGCTCTTGTTGTGATTTTCCATACTTTAAAAGTTCATCACAAAATCTAGGCGTGAGTGCGCTTTGAAAATAATAATAGTAATTCTGTAAGTTCATTTCTAAATCCTATATATAAATTTATAGAATAAATGTCAAGTATATGAATTATTAGCTAACTGTAAGTGTTCCAGACACCGTAAATGTCGCAACTTTACAACCTCCAGCTGGTGCCGGTAATGTTGTAACTGTGTTTGTTCCTGGTCCTGCAGAAATATTAGCTGATCCTGGTGCTCTTACAATAACTATACCTGATCCACCATTACCTGAAGGAAAAGTTCCACAACCTGAAGTTCCTCTAGATCCTGCTCCACCACCTCCTCCAGTGTTTGCTGTTCCACTTTGAGCAACAACACATCCTCTATTTCCACCATTACCACCTCCTCCTACTCCTCCTGCATAAGGTGATCCGGGTGCATCTTCAGTTCCTCCACCTCCACCTCCAGCGTAATTTACTGCTGATCCAGAAATTGAATTTGGACTACCTGCTCCTCCAGTTGCAGTTCCTCCTGCAGCTCCTGCTCCTCCGCCTCCACCACCTCTTCTAGTGCCTGCTGTACTTGATCCACCTGGATTTCCTTGAGGTGGTAATACTGGTGGACTATTACCTGTTCCTCCAGCATTAGGTGCAGGACTTGGTGGTTCTCCCCATCCTCCCGCTCCCGATCCTCCTGGAGTTGATGGAACACTAGGTGATGATCCTGTATTTCCTCCACCTCCACCTGCTGATGTAATTGTTGAAAATATTGATGGGCTACCTGTTAAATTACTAAATACAGGTGCATTTCCAGTTCCACCTGCTCCAATTGTTATTGGATAAGATCCTCCTCCTAATGTAATTTTTGTTCCTGAATTTAAAGGAGCAACTCCATAAGCAGAAGTTCTATATCCACCTGCACCTCCTCCTGAATACATAAATTGTCCACCTCCACCTCCAGCGACTACTAAATAATCAAAATTTATATCATTATTAGGCCACGTTCCTTGTTTAATTGCACTAAATTGACTTTTTAAATTCCAAACACCACTTGCCTTGTTTAATTCTTTTACGATAACGATTCCTGAACCGCCTGATCCACCTGTTCCATAAGGCCCTGGATTATCTGATGGTCCTGAACCAGCTCCACCTCCTCCACCACCTGTATTAACTGTTCCTGGATTTCCAGGAGTATTACTTCCATATGTTGGTCCAGACCCACCACCTCCAGTTCCTCCAGGTCCTGGTCCTCCAGTTCCAACTCCTCCACCACCTCCTGCATAAACTCCTGAAGTTGGTCCATAAAAAGGTTGTGGTGCTGCTCCAAATAATGATGTTACTGGTGATCCTGCTCCACCTGCTCCACCTGTACAAGTAGTTTGTCCTCCTCCTGCTGCAGAAGCTCCTCCACCTCCTCCTGTAGAATTTCCTGGTCCACCATCTCCACCTGGAAATCCTTGTGGAGGACTTACTGGTGGTGTGTTTCCTGTTCCACCTGATTGAAAAGGTGGATTAGTAGAACTCGCTGCTCCACTACCACTTCCTCCAGGTATTCCGGCAGCAGCTGGTCTATTAACACCCCTACCACCACCCGTTGATGTAATTGTTGAAAAATTTGAATCTGTTCCATTTGTAGCAGCAGCTCCACCTCCTCCTATTGTAATTGGATATGGTGTTGCTCCACAAACTGAAAATGATGCACAAGTTCTAAAACCTCCTGCTCCACCTCCTGATCCAAAAAGATTTGCTGATGGAGAACTTCCTCCACCTCCACCACCAGCTACAACTGCATAAGAAACTATTCTAGTTCCTGGTTGCGTGGTTAATGGTGTTGATGATGTTCGAGATGTGACAGTACACTTTCCAAACGATGTTGGATTTAATACTCCGATTATACCGCCATTGGGTGATGCCATAAGTCACTGTCCTTTTAAAAATTCTTTA